AAACGCCGAGTGGACCCCCGCCTACCTAAAGGGCCTGAAGCTCGTGTCGGTGTGGGATACAGACGCGACAGGGCGTGCCGTGCACACCGGCGACGAGGTGACGCTACAAGACTATAGCATGTAACACTACAGAATAAGATATATTTTGCAGGTTAATTATATTTTGCTATATTACATATGTAATATAGCAACCAGCAACAACAACAACCAACAACCAAAAACCATCATTATGAGACATTACTACGCTTTATCTGACATCTGCACCAGTCCCAACCCGAAGGAACCCACAAGTGGCTTTGCTGACGACACCATCGCCATAGCTTTTTGCTCTGTGCGTGCGCGGACCGCGTGGCTTGCTGCCACAAAGCTCCTTAAGGCCCGTGCTATCACCCGGCCCGAAGCGCTCAAGCTCACCCCCCCGCTGCTACCTGATGGCATGAAACGCATACCAGTGTGGAATACAGACGCGGCGGGGCGTGCGGTAGACACCGGTTGGGTGGTGACGCTGCGGGAATCTATATATCAACAGGACTTTAGCATATAACCCGCCAAAAGGCTCAGGAGCGACTATATCCCGGTAGGCATACATCCGCATACCTACCCGGATATAGTCGCTCCTGAGCCACTTACGGGGCTTTTATCGCGACAACACAACCAACAACCCAACCAACCAACCAGATGCGTATACTCTACGGCATACTATCCACGGCTCTGCTCGTCAACCTCCTCTTTATGGCTCTTGACACCGGTCAGCCATCGGTATGGGTGCTCATCTTGTGCGCGGTCGCAATCATCTTCGCCGGCGGGGCAGAAAACCGGGGTTCGGGCCGATAGAATCTGTGGACAATGCCGCGTTATCCACCGTAAAGCCGCCACCAGCCTACTTATAAACCGATTTTGGGTTTGTTGTGGGCAACTATTGAGATTTTCAGTTCACCTGGAGGTTTCTACACTAACCAACTCTATATAACTATACTATACAAATAAAACCTATCTATAAGATTTTAGTTATCCACATTAACCACTACTCTTTAAACCCCTTGCGCACCGGTAGTCTCCCCGTGGGTCATAGGCCCTAAAATAATTGTCCACCCATAGACCACCCGTTGACCCCCCATAACGAAGTATAGCAGTAAAACCAGGTGAAATGCCTTACAAACACCTAAAAAAACAAACCTCCACAATAATTAAAAAAAGTTCTTGCTTTTTGAAAAGTTAATGGTACCTTGTGAGTGCGACAAACAACAACCAACAACCAAACAGCCAACAACCATGACCATGAACAAACAACCAACAACCAACCATGACCAAAAAGGTGAATATATGCTCTTTGATTTCAAAAAAGATGTTCCATTCCCTGAACCTGAAAGACCAAAATTCAAGTTTATTGATTTATTTGCTGGTATTGGTGGCTTTCGCATAGCCATGCAAAAATTAGGCGGAAAGTGTATTTTCACAAGCGAATGGGACGAACAAGCAAAGAAAACATACGAGGCAAATTTTGGAGGAGTTCCTTTTGGCGATATTACAAAAGATGAAACTAAAAGATTTATTCCAGATGGGTTTGATGTTTTATGTGCCGGTTTTCCTTGTCAGGCATTTTCTATTGCCGGAAAACGAGGTGGATTTGAAGACACCAGAGGAACTTTATTTTTGATGTTGCAGAAATAATTAAAAGAAAACCTAAAGCTATTTTCTTGAAAATGTAAAAGGGCTAGTAAATCACGATAAAGGAAAACACTTACAACAATTCTTAATGTTTTGAGAAATGATTTGGGTTATTATGTTCCAGAACCTCAAATAATGAATGCAAAGGACTTTGGTGTACCCCAAAATCGTGAACGAATATATATCGTTGGTTTTCGAAAAGATTTGGGCGTTGAAAATTTCAAATATCCAAAACCCTTAAATAAATCTGTATCTTTTGAAGATATAAAAGAAGAAAATGTGGTTTCAGTTAAATATTATCTCTCTGAAACATATTTGAATACTCTAATCAACCACAAAAAGCGACACGAAAGTAAAGGAAATGGATTTGGTTACGAAATTATTCCCGATTCAGGTACAGCTAACGCTGTCGTTTGCGGAGGTATGGGAAGAGAAAGAAATTTAGTTTATGACCATAGATTAGAAGATTTTACACCAGTAACACATATAAAAGGTGAAGTTAATAGAGAAGGAATAAGAAAAATGACACCAAGGGAATGGGCAAGATTACAAGGGTTTCCTGATAATTTTATAATTCCTGTCGCAGATGCATCTGCATACAAACAATTTGGAAACTCTGTTGCTGTGCCTGCAATTCATGCAACAGGAAAAGAAATAATTAAAAGGATTTTAGTTTATGTTGACAGGAAATAAAGGTGAATGGAGTGAAATATATACTCTTCTTAAATCAGGCACCTGACTACAACGACAGCCTCACTAACAACAACGACATCCTCACTAACAACAACAAATAAGGAGCGCACCAGAATGGACGAAACAGCAACAACCCAGACACAAAAGGTCACAAAGCCTAGGTTTTACCATGAGCAGGCAGCGGCTGAAAAGCTGGGGTTAAGCAAAGAGACACTGAGGCACTGGAGGGTAGGTTACACCGTCACGAGCAAGGGGACGCGGTACACCTACCCGCCTAAGATGAAAGATGGGGAAGGCACGACTTGGAAAAAGGAGTATCCGACGAAGTTCTCACCGATCTTGTGGGATGCGGATTTTGTAGATACTCTTGCTTCTGCCCTCCACACTCAGCGCATCGCTATGGGAGACCTAAAACCATGACACCGCCGAAAATATCCTTCGCGACACTAATCCTGCTGTCCTCGGTGGTCACTGTGGTAGTCACCTTGGGCGTCATGCCCTTACTTGCCCTTACGGGGGTAGGCCCTGGATGGGGGTTGTTCTTTGCACCCGCGGCGGGTATGGCCGCCGGGTACAGCACCGCACGGTGGCTTGGAGGGTATATTGATGACAAATAAACAACTAAACAACTAAACGGGGAACACAACATGAATTTTGAACGGGAAGAAGCGAAAGTGCGTCTTATACGTCTTATAGCCGAAGAAGCTATGGCGATGCACGCCGAAGCGGTGGCGGCGGGTGATGTGGAAGAGAGTAGTGATCCATCGGAGTCCTTTCTGCGCGGTGTGGTGCATGGGATCGTCGTTATGATGATGACACAAGAGGCTTACGAGATCAAGGCTGCGGAGGTGGTAGTCCGTGCGGCCAACAACTGACCAACAAAATGACATGCACCTTTTTGATGGCATCCTCAACAGTCACCCCCCTTGCGTCGTCTTGCCCCGTCGAGCCAGTCCCACATCCACAAAGGGAGGCGGATGCCCTTGGTCTCTTTTTTATCCATTTTCCAGCCTTTCTATCTCACGGGTGATGTACCACCCTGCTTTTTGCAGATCCTCAATTTTTGACCCCTTTTTGCCCGCCCTGAGCAAGTATTTAATTGCATTGCCCACACAGAAGTTTTCGTGTTCCGTGATCTGGATCACCTCAATACCCGACGGGTGACTGGTGTAATGGGCTGGGTGGTTGACGGCATCATGCACCGTCGCCTTGTCCCTTGCAAATGAATCTGCAACAAACTCGCTGCCATCTTCACATGACCGGCACCGTGAATACTCCCTATTGGCGATGTAGTGTTCACACTTATCACACGACCAAGTTTCCTGTTTATGATCTGTCATCGTTCATCCCTCCGTTACAGCCGAATAAAAGCTCATAGCTTTCCCTAGAAACATTCCGTTGATAAAACGCCACCGCTTCCTCCAGGCTCGACGTCGGCCTACACTTATACTCATCCACGGTCGCCATAAATTTGATTCTTCCGGCAGCTGGGTTGACCGTCATCCAGAGTTTTTTACCGGGATCTGTAGTCAGGACGCAGGTTGTTTCACAATCCAGGCTGTCTCTCAAAACTCGCTCTTTCATCATCCACTCCTTTCCGTTCATTTTTAAATCCTCCGTTTAATGTTTTTCAATGAATTTCACCAACTCAAATCCCGCATTAATTTGAGTTGTCAACGCTGTCAACGCTGTCAACGCTATTTTCCCCCATACCTTATAATTCCAGTTTAAGGGTATATATTCACTATATACCCTTTAATCCTTATTTCTAATGAATTTATTAATATTCTGTTGACTTTGTTGACAAATCTATAAGTATATATAATTATTAAAGATAAGTGTCAACGATGTTGTCAACAGAGCGTCAACAGAGTTGTTTTTGCGTTGACATGTTTTGTCAACAGAGTTGTTTTGTCAACAGACAAGAAAACGGCTCTGTTGACGCCAAAGGGTCAGGTCTACTTTTGAAAATCATCAAAATGGCACCACTTTTTTCCACCCTCTTTGACGCCCAAAACGTATCCCAAAACGTATTGAATCAACCCTAATCCAGTTTGAATTTTTATCCAAAATACGCCTGATTTGTTTTAATTCCGCTGGCCGGGGGTTTCCCTTTTCCATGAAACAATCCTGCCAAATCTCAATAACGCACACCCTATCCCGAACCTCTTTTCCTTCAGATCCGAAAGCACCATTGGGTGATTCATACCGGTCTTTTTCAGCATCCGTTTCGAGCCATGCTTCAATAACCCCTTCCCTGGGGTCAGTTTCCCGTTTGGATTCCTGTGTAATTTTTGCCATCTCTTCAGCGCTGTCACTCAGATACGTCCGTGCGCCCTGGATGTAGAGCATATAAGCCTCGGCCCCATATCTGATCAACCTCCCCCTTTCAACTTCTCGATATCAATCTTCTTTTCACGACAATCGATGGGCCACCATCTCCGGTTTCCTGTGCTGTCCTTTAAATACTCCGTCGCATTTGTAGACCCGATAAAAACGCACTGACGTTTGAAATCAAAAGCGTGACGGGCGTATGCCATCCTGACTGTTGTATGCTGCGCCGATAAAAAAGATTTTTGTGCTTCAAGCTCGTGTTTATTCGTTGCACCCATCTCATCTATTTCAATAATCCATTTGCCGCTTATTTCCTCCATCGCTATTTTTGGGTCAAAGGTTGTCAATTCTCCATACCATTTACCCAAACCCAGCTCGCGGATGAAAGTGGTTTTTCCAATGCCCTGATCACCACTCAAAACAATCGCGGTATCGAATTTATACCCAGGTTCAAACACTCTGCATACAGCAGCAGTAAGCCAGTGTTTTGAAATTTCACGGCTGTATTGATTATCCTCACACCCCATGTAATCTATAAACAACGTTTCGACACGTTCGATGCCGTCCCATACAACCGATTCGAGATACTGGCATACGGGGTGATAGCCGTTTGTTTCAGCATGTTTAATGATACTGTCCTCGACTTTCTTTTCCGGGAAATCCACATTGTATCGCTTACCGACATGCGCCCTGATATTAATGCTGTCCAGATCGTTCCAGTTTTCACCGGTTTCGATATTTTCAATTTTCATTGCGAAATTGTTTTTTCGCATTTTGTTTTTCAATGCCGGATCATTGGCAACGATCATACTTGCATTTAAAAATGTCGGCTTAATCTGCCCGTTATCCCCGGTCTGTAATTCTGATATCCACTCCCCTGTTTTTCAAAATCATCAAACTCCGACGGGTCAATATCCAGTCCGGCCGACACCAACTCTATTTTAACAGCCTCAAACTCCCTGCAATACTCGGCCATAGCCGTAAAACTTGGCATCCTGTGTGTCGGTGTGCCGTCTTTCGCATTGTCATCCAGATGCCCGAATTTGTGTATCCGGATCAGGTCGAATGCGTTGCAGGTTTGTTGACTGGCCGGATCCGTGCTGTGGTTGGAGTATGAAAACGCGCCGTTATAAACAACAAGGCCCTTACTGCTTGATCCATCGATATATGTATACCGGTCTTTAGATTCCCGCTTGTAAACGTCTGATAACTGCTCAAGTGCGTCATAGATGGAAACATGACGGCAGAACGCACCCACAATCCCTTTTTTGGTCAAAGGGTCAGCCTGTTTTTTCAACATCCCGTCCAGATTCCGGGTTTCGTGCGAAGACGTCGGCCACAAGGTGACATCTTTCCATGCCTCATCCGGGCCATACGCTTCCATGACTTTATCAACATGGAGGAAGGGGGCGTCGTTATGGTAGAACACGAACTCCCCGTCTGATGATGTTGACGGATAATACATGAATTGATTCAATCTAAAACCCGCTTCGTCAAACAATTCGATATCAATTTTTTCAGCTATTTTACGACTTACTGCATGGTATTCATCCGGGAGCATCACCCTGTCCGGGTAAACAATTAATCTCAATCGCGGTTTGTTTGGTGCGGATTTATGTGTGCTGTAAACAGAGTGACATACTCCTTTGAGTATGTCCTTTATAATAGGGATTGTTTTTGTGTCACAATAATCCAAATCTAACGTTAAAATATGACGGTTGGCTATGTCCTCTTTTCGCCTCCTACCCCCTTTGCAACTGGCGCCTATAAAGGCTCCCACATCCTTAATAGCATCTTGATCATCTTTTGGCATAGCAAGATAATCATCGAAAGTTTCCTGCGTCCGTGTGGTAACTGAAATCGATTTAACGAACTCTGATATTGTAAGCGATTTGTTTTTCCATTTTTTTGCGAAGCGATTTCCCGCCGTGGCAATATCGATTTCTTTGTCGTGTTTTAAATTCACTGTTTCGCCGATTGGGGATTCTTTTATCATTCTTCAAACTCCTTTTTCAATGCATGGATCATTTCATCTTCGCCCGATTTCTTTTCAATCATCGCTTTGCAAATATGTTCGTCGATGGTGCCGGTAATCACAAGGGAAATATTCCTAACCGGGCGCGTCTGGTTCTGGCGCCGTAGCCGCCCGATAAGTTGAGTGTAGTCCTCCAGATTCCATGTGCTTGTGTACCATATGATCGTCGCTCCTTTTTTGTTGTATTGTAGGTTAAGACCGTTTGCGTCTGAAGATGGGTGCAGGCATAACATATCAATCTTACCTGCGTTCCAGTCGACTATATCATCAGGGCCTTTAATTTTTCTGGCGTGTGGGAACCGTTTTAAAATTTTTGGCAGGTCAGCTTGAAAAAAATACGCCACTATGAATTGCTCATTTTCATTTTCTTCAATAATTTCCTCAAGAAGATCGAGCTTTGCATCATGGAGATGGATGATATTTTTATCATCGTCGTAAAGAAACCCGGAAGTGAACTGCTGTAATTTCCCAGAAAGTACAGCTGCGTTTGTGGCTTCAATTGTGCCTGAGGTTGTTTTGAGAAGGAGATCCCGCTTTAATGTTCTATACTTTTCCATTAAAACCGAATCAAGACTTGTTTTTTGTGTCAGGTTAATTAATTCAGGCAATTCCATATAATCTGAGGATTCCATTGACAAGACAAGATGGTCTATTTTTTCATATATCACGGGGCCAACTTCGGCTTTCGGGGTGTACGTGTGACCGAAAAAATCAACATTGAAATACTCTTTTCTATACCCTGTGATGTATTTTCCCAGGGCATCGCCCTTATCCAGCAAATACATTTGAGGGAAGATACTCATCAGATTACCGGGCGTCCCTGTTAACTGAATCATAAAATTGGTTGCCGGTATTGTGCGTTTTAATGCCTTGAACCGTTTTCCCGACCAATCCCTGCAGACCTTGGTTGTTTCATCAATTACAATACAGTCAAACGGCCATGTCTTGTCACATGCCTTGATCAGCCATTGTATCTGCTCCCGGTTGATCATGTAAATATCGGCTTTTGCGTTTAACCCTGCCCATCGTTCTTTTTCCGTACCCATAGCAATAGAAAAAGTTAAGTTTTTCAAATGGGACCATTGCGCCGCTTCCTGTCGCCATACGTTTTGGATAACCCGTATCGGGCCTATAATGAGGGGGCGTTTGATGATCCGGGCATCTAACAGATCAGATAGAGTTGTGAGTGTTATCACTGTTTTTCCTGCACCCAGAAAAAGCCATGCCGCCACTTTTTTACGTTTACATATAAAATCAACGGCTTTTTCCTGATAGGTGTGTAAATTGCGTCTATTCAACATCAGGAAACACCCTCACCTGTTCAAGACTGTCAATAACCCGCACGTCACAGCCCAACCCTATGCGCCGTAGATTATCTCTTATTTGTAACGGCGAAGGCAGCTTACCCGGAGATTTTAACTCAACGAATATAACAATGCCGCCAGGCAGGGTGACAAGTCGATCAGGAACCGAGCGCCTGCCCGGACTGGTGAATTTTTCGCAGAGACCATTTAATTCTTTGACCCTTTTGACAAGTGCTGATTCAATATCACGCTCCAACATATCCAACCTCCTTTAGCAGCTTTCGCGCATCGAAAATGTAGGTTCCGTAATCCAGATCATTCGGCAATCCTACACTCATATCCATGATGGGCTTGCACCCGGTTGACTTTGGCACCTTGTTTCCATTAGCGGCATAATAAATACAGTCGTCGTTTGGCGTTATGGCCCCGTCAAATTTAGCGGAATAAAACCGGACGGCCTTGCCGAGATACTCACCATTATATTTAGCACCACCCGTAACAGCTCGGACGGTTATAAACTGGCGAATGTCGTCACAACCTGTTATTGTGTCCTCAATTGAAATCCCTTTTGACAGAAAGTCAGCAACCGCTTTATAGATGATCCGCCTATCCGGGTTCTTCATCAGGCCATTGCCGCCGAAGATGCCTTTGCCCTTCAATTTCCCGTCTGTTTTAACTGCGAGATAGTTGTTCACATCCCTTGATGCAACAATCTCATAATCCGTTCGTTCTAAGTTGAAAGATGTGTCGAGCATCCAGTTCCATGCGACTTTCTCCATATCTTTTTCTTGCGATTTATCACACTTGCAGACAATGCCGTCCGTATTGGCTGACATGATTTTAATACCTGCGGTTTCCATAGCCTCAGTCAACATAAGGAGACACAGTTGGCCGGTGATAGTGACTTGTAAAAACAACTCCGGGGCGTAAAGTGCCGAATACTTTGAACATAGCTTCCCGAAGCTCCCGTTAAGGAGAATTTTAAATGTATCGGCGGTCACTTTATCACCTGCAGCTTTAGCAATTAATCGTTGGTTGAGGATGGCCTGATATAGATGTGAAAACTCAACACCCATACTTTTGGGGTTTAATTGTTGTTCCATTATGATTGATGGGTAATATGACGCAACATCCCAATCGCACAAAATCCCAGTACCAGCGCCCACAATCCGACTTTTTTCACAACTATGTAGACCACCTATCCCCATTTGATATTCACGATCACATATTTTAATTTTTCGATCTTTAAGAAAACCAGGCATTGCAATAGAACCGTTACCCGCCACTTCAAAATCATGGTTTAAAATCCGCTCAAACACCTGCTGCAGATCCGGATTTCCAAAAGTAACTATTTTGGGGTCCCGATACTTAAATGTTGCGCCGTCTTTGAGTTTCGGCTTGACGTATGTTTTTTTGGTTATTTTGTGGAGTTCTGACTTGATGACAGTTTCCGCTATTTGAGCATCGGACTTGCTTCGGAGATCAATCCCATACTGGTCAGACATTGACTCCCGTAATGCAATTTGAGGTTTCAGAGTGTTGTATAACAGCTCGGTTGTTGCCAGGTCGTTTTCACAGTATGACTTGATTATTTCACGCTGTTCGGGAGATATTTCAGCAGCCGGTTCAATCGGTAAATCCTGCATCTTCGGCGCGTGCATCCGCCCACCGTAAATTTTAAGACTTGCGCGACCAGGGGCCACCTCGAACAGGTCTATATGATTCCAGTTACCAGGCACGATAATCTGATTATCACGACACACTTTCCATGACCCGCCTTTGACCTTTATAATGGCGTCACACAGGTTTTTAAGCCGTTGGTTGTCAAAGCCCTCCAAAGCAGCTTGAATAATAGGCAGGTCAAAATTAAGGCCGTTAAATGATATGGTGGTGTAATTTCGCATGATGGTTGCGACACCAACTTTGTCAAGTGGATGGCCTTCGTACATTTCAAAATGCCTGATGTTGCCGGTTTCGAGTTGTTTGAACGAAATGAGGAAAAAATTAGAATATATTTCTGTGTCGAGTACAATATTCATTGAGGGGTGGCCTCCATAAAAACCCCCGGCCATTACTGACCGGGGATAGGTTAAAACAATTTAAAACACCAAGTCTTCGTCTTCACTTGCGAACGCATCGAACTCGTCGACGTCTATGCCACCAGCACCCAGCGGTTCGCCGTTTTTGCAGAATTGAACCCCCTCAAGTTGAGCATTGATCCTTTTCCCATAGGTGTTATCTTGCGCCCACAAACTGATAATGGCGTTGACGTAACATCCGGCGTAAATTGTGCCATCATCTTCCATCAGAGGATGTTTCTCCCGGTCAAGAACCAACGGGCGTTTTTTAGTCGATGCTTTGACCGTGAATGCCCCTTCAAATTCCGGACGTTCGGTGTCGTCCCCGTCTTTGATGCAGAGCTTGTCAACTGGCGGGAGTTTGCCTTTGAACTTTTCTTTTGACAGTTCTTTTATTGCCGCTTCAATTTCCTTGATAATTCCACCGTGTTCCTTCTTATCCAGGACGAGCGTTGCGTCATACTTGCCGGTGTCCTCTCCTCCGAACGATGAGGTGTGAAACAGGGACGGGAAACAGATTCTGACGTTTTGCAGTTTAATTCTCGACATTTTTTTCTCCTTCTTTTTTTTATTTTTGGGCGTTTTTGCCCGGTTAAAAATCATCCGCACTTACAGATGATATAGCCTCTCGGTTATCTGTGTCCGGTACAAGCGTGGGTGCGCCTTCCGGCTTGACAATCAAATGACTTATTTCCCCCTTGTTTTCTTTTCCGAGGACTTTTTCGGCAGCAGGCGCGGTCAACAGTTTTTTACTGTAAGCCTCGTCCTTCAGCAGTTTTTTCAGAATTTTTTCAGCTTCTTTTTCGTCTGACCATTTCCGATTTGACCGGCCATGAACAATCTTGAACCCGTCAAAAACCTCGCCCTTTTCAATACGATTTTTTACATGCGCTTCAACTGCGTTGAGCCAGTTGATAATTAACGGTTTATTATTCAAAATAAACCTGAGATCAACGTCGCGAAGATTTTCGGGCGGGGTGGGTGTACTGAGTTCCAGTTCGTTAAATTCTTTCATGAGCGCATTCTCCGTCCGCACAGCAAGGGCAGAACATAGCGGTTTAGCCTTACACCATTGACATTGATACTCACCTGGGATGCGTTCAGCAGAGGGTGATGTGCAGAGTTCAGCTTGCATTTTTGCGTGTTCTGCCCATTCATAAAGCGCGTCCGGTGTCACTTCCCATGCGCTCACATGCTCAAGTCTGGGTTGGTGAACATGGATGACTACCAGTTTAAACTTCTGAAACGAGTCGCGTTCAGATAGTGCGCCTAGAGCATACAGCATTCCCTGCGGGTTTTCTTCTGCATACACGGGGATACCTTTGCCGTATTTCAGATCGATAACATGGAGGGTGTCGTCAACGGTCACAATCGCATCAGCCGTACCGAAACCGCCGGGCACCCACTCTTCATAATGCACCACCTGTTCATATTCCTGATGTCCACCCATATCCTTTATATAAGAGACATACTCCTGGACATAATCAACCATCTCCTGATCAACCTGATTATCGGGGAATTCAGGAAAAGCACACCCAAGAAAACCGGTGGTAGATTTACCATCCTTTAAACAGACTTCCGCCAAATGATGGGCCGCTGACCCTTCGGTCGCAAATTCACTTTCCGGCGGTTCAGGCATTTCAGATTCAGCTTTAATGCTGCCGGGGCAATTCAGCCACCGGTGGGCAGACGACGGCCCATAAATAGAATGTTTGGATTCAGCCATTATATTCCCTCCAGCGCCGCTTTAACTTGCGGCAGTTTGCTTTCATCAATATCTTTTAGCAATTCCCCGCCCTGATCGGCAATGATTTTGATGATTTTCTCCTTGTTTTTGCGATCTTTTCTTACCACTTTTCAAACACAGGTCTTGAAGTTGGTCGAGTGTAACATTTTCGGCGGGCTCTTCGGCGGGCACTTCTTTTTTGGTATCTTCTGCTTTAACACCTTTTGAAAGGGTTTCCGTCAGGGTTTCAATCGCCGCAATCAGTTTGTCGATTTTATCTTCTATCATTCTTTTTCTCCCTTTTTTCATAGCAGGGGGGACAAATATCACCCTTGCTAGTGATTTCCGTTTTCGTTTTCGTTTCAAGCGCCTGTAAAATGTATGTATTCATGGAAACGTTTTCCTCGAGTGCTTGGCGCCGGATGTGCTTGTGCAGGGCGTCGGCCATGCGAACCGTTGCGATTTTCATGCTATCCTCCTTTTGTGGTTTATTTAGCGTTAGCCTTAATATACTATCTTGATTTCATAATGTCAAGCAAAAAAGCACACCACCATGATAAAGAGTCACACGGGTAGTTATACCCACGCAATAGAACGCCAGCTTCCAGATAGCGACGCAAGTTTCTTTTGGGATACGACCGATAGTAAAAAGAAAAGAAAAGGGTACCAGGACGGGCTCAAGTATGACGCGGCATCCGGTACTACACGCGAGCGGTACAGAGGGTATGACATAGTTTACACTCGGCTAAAAAATAGTAACTGTTGCGCTCATACGATTGATGTGCTAGGCGAAGGGGTAGGTTTTGAAAAAAACACGCCGGAATCCGAAGACACAGAAGAAGTATACGCGATGCTTGATGAGTGGATAGACAACAACAACAAGACCAAAACCAAAACGGAGCAACTATGATGACCGAGACCGAAATCCTTGACCTGAAAGTAAAGATATTCGGTACCGAAGAGTGCTTGTACAAGCTGCTTGAAGAGCTTGCAGAAGCGCGGGATGCTGCGGAAGCCCTGCTCATAGACGCCCGGTACAGCACCGGGGTAAGTACCCAGAAAGTGAAAGCCCTGTTCGAAGAGTTGGCTGATGTTGAAGTTGCGGGGCACAGAACAATGAAGAAGCTGTTCCCCCGCGAAGCGCCCTGCTATGACATCAAGGCGCGGCACGCTGTTAAGTTCCAGCTGCGCAACGCTATTGAAGACCGCCGTAATGCATAAGCTCCGAGAGTACCAAGAGACTGCGGCGGACTTCCTGTACGAGAACGACAGCGCTATGGTGCTTGCTTGGTGGGTGCAGGTAAGACGGCCTGTGCGCTAACAGCGATGAGGGATATGATCCACGAAGGGCACGCCAAAAGGTGGCTTGTGCTTGCGCCAAAACGGGTCGCTACGGAAGTATGGCCAGAGGAGGCGAAGAAGTGGGCGCCGGGGCTCAGCATATCGGTAGCAGTTGGCACTAAACGCCAGCGGGATACGGCGTTTTGCGGAGCTGTCTCAGGTGGTAGTAGCGAATTACGACTCCATCCAGACAATGACCGAGGCGCAAATTGCGGATTTTAGTGGCATCGTTTTTGACGAGCTAACAAGGCTAAAAAATCCCCGTGGAAAAAGGTTCAAAGCGCTGGAAAAGAAAATATCGGGTGTAGGTATACGGTGGGGGTTAACCGGTTCTTTTACCTCAAATGGCTTAGAGGATGTGTTTGGGCAGTGCAAGGCTATTAACCCCGCAATTCTGGGCCGCACCAAAACCGCGTTTATGCAACAGTACTTCATCTGCACCAACCGGGATTACGGTTTATGGACCCCTGCCCCCGGGGCTCTTGAGCAGGTTATGGAGAAGATAAAGCCTTTTACATTCGTGCTTGAAAACAAAGATTACAAAGATACCCTGCCGCCGCTGCACACAATTAAGGTCAGCATACCCTTTCCAGACCGTGAGCCATACGACACTATGAAGAGGGAGTTCGTTGTGGACTTGGGAGACTCACAGATATGCGCTTTAACCGCTGCGGCTGTCACAACCAAATGCCGGCAAATGTCAAGCGGTTTTGTATACGATACGGCGCTTGTTCCGGGTGCCACGAAAATGGTCAGTGTAAAAACCCCGATATGGTTTTCCAAGCATAAGTTCGACCGTTTAGACGAGATACTGGACGAGAACCAGCACA